GTTATATTGTTATATTGTTATATTGTTATATTGTTATATTTTTATATTGTTATAAAACGTGTGTTTTAAATGAGAAAATGTCTAAAAGTTCTTACTCTTTTCTAAGAGTTCCTTTAATTTCCTCAATTTTCTGTAAAAATGGGTCATTAATATCCGGATTGTATTCAAATACATCACGTCCAGCCGCCATATTTACTGCTTTCTTAGAAACGATCGCAAACCAATATAGATTTAAAAATCCTAAAGTCCAAAAGACCAATATACTTATTTTATCTAACATCCAAAAATTAGCAGTATTTGACAAATTATTGTAAAAATCTGGATTGAATAAAATATTCTTATTAAATAAATATACTCTTGTATAACTGAATATTAGAAAGAACAATATATCGTTTACTGGCTGTATTTTTTTCAACAATTTGACCCAATCTGTTTTTAAATTAGTTGATGGTTGTTTCAAATAGGTTCTAATTAGCATTTTAATGCTTAAAAATATAGAGCTAGATTCAATTACAATTGCCGTAAATATGGGTTCTATAATAGAAAATGGTATTGATGGTATAAATATTGAAATTAATGTTAAAATTATGCTACATATGTGATGAATCCAAAAATCAACACGGCTTTCGGCATATAAATCATAAACTAAATAAAATATAAAGAAATACCAAATATACTTAAACCATTTATTATCATTAGTTTGTTTATATTTATAAAGTCCAAAACAACAAAATAATGACATTAATAAAGAAATAGCATCTTGCATATATGGTTTTAAATCCATTTTTAATTGATTTATAACCTACCAATATTTTTTATAGTAAATTTATACTTATTAGTTTCCCCTTTATAGTTTCCCCTTTATAGTTTCCCCTTTATAGTTTCCCCTTTATTTTTATCTGTTATTCTTAATATTTTATATTATCTACCAGTCCACACCTTAACCATTAACCCATGAATAATTTTATTATTGAAATCATTTATATATTGCGCAAAATTATAACGAAACGATAAGTAATGTGTTCTAATATCACCATAAAATGATGGTAATGTTTTAAGATCAGGATATTCATTGTTAAATAATACTCCTAAAATTCGCTCAAAACCGCATCTATCTTTGCGACAAGTAATTGCGTTCACTAAATTAGTAATATTATATTTACGCTCTAAAGATAATAAAAATGAATGATTAATATAACATTGTCCGCCGAAACACAAATTAAAAGTATCAGTATTCATGCCTAATATATTAATTTCACCACCAGATAATCTTTGTCGAATAAATGACGAGTTTTTTAAATATGACCCAATACGAAGCAAATTATCTAAATATTCCTTGTCATAAGGATAATGCCAAAAAGGTAATACAGGTCTATTTATTTTTTCAAATGGAATGCGTTTGTGAATAAATGTGCTGTCATGAATAATTACAGCATTGTTAAACCATTTATGTCTTAAAAAGTATATAAATGGCAACAATTCGCCTCTACCAGGGTATTCTGATTGTATGATTTCCACATTTTTATAATCAAAATCGGCTTTAACAAATTCGTAATTACTATTATCATCAATAATAATTATTTTTTTTAAAGGATAATATGTTCTAATGAGTTTAACATTGTGATTCCAATATTTGTTAGTTTGTTGTGAATTAACATGTCTAGTTATTATAAAACCAAAACTCATTTTATTGTATTACATATTATTAATAAAATAAAATAACTATTATATCGCTTCTCTTTACAAAACTATTTTAATTTATATATGATGGTAATTCATCAATATTAATGACTTGCTCGTTATTTTTACCATTACTATTGTTACCCATGCTAGTCTTAGATATCATAAATTTGTTGAATTCAGGTCGCTCCAATTGTGCTACAGGTGTGTGATTATGGACACATCGAGCAATCATTTTATACAACTTAAAATCCGGGTATCGTTCGGCGCCGTTGTTTTTATACAGAACATTAATGCCATTATCATCAATACACCATTCAACAATTAATTTTACAATTGGCTCGCATAAATCCAAGTTTTTAACATCTTCAATATCATCAATTACATAGTCAAAAATAGAACATGCTAAACGACACAAGTCAAAACTGAAGTTGGGTTCAAGTCTTGGTTTTTTATCATTGAAGTATGGTTCAGTATTGTATTGCGTGGCAGCATCACCACCTGTTTGAAAACTGTCGCTACAAAATGTCTTACCATTGTATTTGTAAATTGCGCGCCCAAAGTCTATTATTTTGAATATTTTTCCAAATGTGGGGACTTTATAATACTTCTTTTTATAACAATAATAGATGAACTTTTTGTTAGTATTAATATACATTATATTATTTGTATGAAGGTCATTGTGTGTGAATGAAAACATTTTTTGGTATGTAATAAGTATCATTATAACTTGAAATAAGGCTGAAAACCATTCGTCATTTGTTAGTTCAGTTGTTAAAATTAAGTTGTCGAATGTATTTTCACAATGCTCCAAACAAATCATCTGTATTGGGAATTTTGGAAATGTGAGATATAATGTTTCTTCGTCAATATCAGAATAATCACTGCTGTTAGGCTCACTATTTAATTCATCTGTATTACTGCCATTTTCACTAGTTTCGTCAACTGTTTCGCTGTTATTTGTTTCAGCATCACCAATATTATTCTCAGAATTGTTCACATCAAGAGCACAATTCGCATTATCAACAGCCAAATTATCATCTTCATCTTCATTTTCATCTTCATCTTCATCCGTATGTGATGTTCTAGATGAACATGATGAACCAGATTTTAGTGTCTCGGACTTTTTGGGGTCAACTGTAAGCTCCGATGAATTCATAATATCGACTAAATCAACATTCATATGCTTAATATCAGACAAAGTAACTAAATTGCTACTGGGTTGTTCTAAATTTTGGTTTTGATTTTCAAAAATATTATCAAAAATAGTATCATCAAATGACTTTATTGATAACACTGACTTATTGGACATAATCTTCAATGGCTTCAATGGTTTCACTACATCATCATCTGATAATAAATGTGAATAATCATCGACCTTAAACAATACATTTTGTTGTTTCATAAAAAAATCAGAATGAATTAAATAATCAATATCATCAATAATATTAATTTTATAATTATTCTTTATGGCTAAAAAAGACCCATAGTAATCAAGTCCATGAATAAAGCCATGTGTGTTTAATAACTGACTTGTCAAAAATGAAAAGAACCCATCTACATATGCGGAATTATTGACATCTGCTATTTTAGGATTAACTGGCACACTTTTATCGATGGACGGCAAATTAAATAAATTGGCATCATTGTAGTTGTATTTGCCTATAATATACTTGAATGGGTCCAATAATGGCGCCATTTTTATGAATACATTTTGACTGCTAGTAAAGTCACCACTATTATCACTACTATTCTTTAATTTACACATGTAGACATGCTCTGATAAAAAGTCACTATTAGTATTATCATCCGTGTTTTTATTTTTATTTTTATTTTTTCCAGATTTTTCATCTTTTAAATCTGACACATACCATAAATGATTTAGATTTATACTATTATAGTTATTGTCATTTAGTGAAAAAAATCTGTCGTAAATTGGCAAGTAATTTTGGACCTGGTCTAAACTAATAGTTTTGTTAGTTTGAAACTTTGAAAAGAGGTTTATATTCTTCCTTTTTTGGTAATTAATTCCAAAAGCGGGATTTGTAGAAGTTGTTGGTATTGTTGCCATTAGCTAATTAAAATATAAATAATAGTAATATTTAACTTATTTTTTCCTAAACAACTAACAAAATAACAAGTTATTTATTATTTTGTTTTTAGACATATGTCTTATTTTGTTAGTTTAGTTTGCGTTAAAGAAAATAAATATTTTATAATTGTATACATATAATGAATTTAGAACTGAAACGGTTTGATATGAAAAGCATTAGTTTCAAACCTGATGAATCAAAAGGTCCTGTTGTAGTTTTAATTGGTCGTCGTGACACCGGTAAATCATTTTTGGTCAGGGACTTACTATATTATCAACAAAGTATTCCAATTGGCACTGTTATTTCCGGAACAGAAGAAGGTAACGGTTTTTACGGAAAATTAGTGCCGAAGTTGTTTATCCATAATGAATACAATACAGCCATTATTGAGAACATTTTGAAGCGACAGCGTCAGGTGTTGAAACAGATTAAGAAGGAAATGGAGCAATTTAAACGCACAACAATTGACCCGCGAACTTTTGTGATTCTAGATGACTGTTTGTATGACAACACTTGGTCACGCGATAAAATGATGAGGCTACTTTTCATGAATGGCAGACATTGGAAAGTAATGTTAATCATCACAATGCAATATCCGTTGGGTATTCCACCAACGCTAAGAACCAATATTGATTATGTTTTTATTTTAAGAGAGCCCTACATCGCCAATAGGAAGCGAATTTACGAGAATTATGCTGGTATGTTCCCTACATTGGAGTCATTTTGCCAAGTGATGGACCAATGTACCGAAAATTATGAGTGCCTAGTGATAAATAACAACGCCAAATCCAACAAATTACAGGACCAAGTGTTCTGGTATAAAGCCGACGCACATAATGACTTCAGATTAGGTTCCAAAGAGTTCTGGGAGCTATCCAAATCAATCAATGATGAAGACGAGGAGGAGCAATATGACCCAAATAATGTGAAGAAACGTGGTCAGGGACCCAAGATTGCGGTTAAAAAGACCAAATGGTAAACTGCTTTTATAAAAACCGCTTTCAAAATATAAAAGCGCATCTTGGTTATATAAATCTTGCTTTCAAAATATATAAACAAGATTAAACAACTTAAAGAGTATCCTATTATAAAGTATATAATAAGATGCAGGAATTAAACATCATAGAATTAATAGAGAAAAATCCAATATCTAAGCTATCAAAAGCATATAATAGCAAATTAATAAATAAAATTCAAGAAAATTTTACTGGTTTTGAACAACAATTATTTGTAAGTAGTTTTTATTGCTACTTAAATTATGATAAAAATATAGATTTCGTAGTTGATTTAGATAATATATGGAAATGGTTAGGTTTTCAACAAAAAGTAAAAGCAGTTGCATTATTAGAAAAACATTTTAAATTAGATATAGACTATAAAAATCTTGCTTTTCCATTAGGGAAAGCAAGTTCAAAAGAAGAAAAATGGGGCGGACACAACAAACAAACAATATTATTAACCATAAAATGTTTCAAGTCATTGTGTTTAAAAGCGCAAACAAAAAAGGCAGGCGAAATTCATGAATATTATATGAAAATGGAAGAAGTTTTACACCAAATTGTAGAAGAAGAAACTGACGAATTAAGGCTTCAGTTAGAGCAAAAGGAAAATATTATTTTAGAAATAAAACAAAATTCTGAACAAGAAAAGCAACAGCTAATACAAAATTCTAAAAAAGAAAAACAAAAAGCAATAGAACAAGCAATACTAGTCCATTTTCCATTAAACACAGAATGTATATATATTGGAACAATTGATAACACAAATGACGCAAATGAAAAACTAATAAAATTTGGACATACTAATGACCTAGCAACTAGAATAAATGACCATCGCAAAGGTTACACAAATTTCGCACTAGTAGAAGCTTTTAAGGTTCAAAATAAAGTAGAGATTGAGAATCTTATAAAAACATATCCAAAAATCAAAAGACAAATACGCAGTATACAATTAAATGGTAAAAATAAAACAGAAATAATTGCTTATGATACCACAAATTTTACTATTGATATATTAACCAAGCATATTCGTGATATAATACATTCAAAAACATATAGTATAGATAATTTTAATAGAATAATGAAACTTA